TGATACGGCGACCACCGAGATCTACACTCTTTCCCTACACGACGCTCTTCCGATCTGGTGAGCCGGTGGTTTGCCAGGTTCAAACCGGTTCCAAGATCCAAGGCCGTCACGCAAGGTGACGGACACCCGATGCCGCGCAAGGCGGCTGAGGAGATGACCGACCATGGGCAGTGGAGGAGCGCGGGCCCGATCCGGCCCTGCCCCCGACCCGAACGCGCTGCGGCGTGAGCGGGACCAGGGCGAGTGGACGATCCTGCCGGCGTCGGGTCGCCCCGGTGACCCCCCGGCGTGGCCGCTGGCCGGACAGTCCGACCGTGAGGTCGAGCTGTGGGCGAAGTTGTGGGCGAAGCCGCAGGCGCTGATGTGGCAGCGGTACGGCCAGGAGCTTGAGGTCGCGCTGCACGTGCGGAACCTGGCGCTGGTGGAGATGTCCGGCGCCCCGGTGAATCTGGGGACGCTGGTCCGGCAGCAGCAGGACTCGCTGGGGTTGACAACTCCGGGGATGCGCGCGAACCGGTGGCGGATCCCGGGTGATGAGGTGGCGCAGAAGCGTGGCGACCGTGCGGCAGGCGCGGCGCCGGCTCAGCCTGCGGCGCGTGACCGGCTGAAGGGCATCAACGGCGGGAAGAGTGCGTGAGGACCAGCCGCTGCTGGTCGCCCTCGATTGGATTCCACGCCACTGCGTGATCCCTGACGGGTTCCGCCGCGGCCGTCCGTTCAACCCGTACGACTACCAGTTCGAGTACCTGGCCAGCTTCTACTTGGTAAAGGGCTCAGCCCGCTGGGTGCCGGCTGACCCGATCCTGGGCTCGGCGTTCGTGTACCGGCGCGGCCTGCTGGTGGACCCGCAGAAGAAGGGCAAGAGCCCTCTCGCCGCTGGGCACATCTGCCTGGAGGGTGTCGGCCCGGCGTTGTTCGCTGGGTGGGCGGGCAAGGATGACGGGTTCGCCTGCGTCGACCATGGGTGCGGCTGCGGCTGGGAGTACGCGTACCAGCCCGGTGAGCCGATGGGTATGCCGTGGCCGACACCGCTGATCCAGATCACGGCGTTGAGCGAAGAGCAGACGGACAACGTCTACGACGCGCTGCGGCCGATGATCGAGCTGGGACCGTTGGCGGACCTGATCCCGAAGACGGGTGAGGAGTTCATCCGCCTGCCGGGCGGCGGCCGGATCGACACGGTGACCTCGTCGGCGCAGTCCCGGCTGGGTCAGCGGGTGACGTTCGTGCCGCAGGACGAGGTCGGGTTGTGGACGGCCGGCAACCGGATGACGAAGGTCGCCGACACCCAGTACCGCGGCCTGGCGGGCATGGGCGGCCGGGCGTCGCTGACGACGAACGCGTGGGATCCGGCAGAGCGCTCCGTGGCGCAGCAGCAGTTCGAGTCGCAGGCCACGGACATCTACCGCCAGTTCAGGCAGCCGCCGGCGAACCTGTCGTACCGAAACAAGGTGGAGCGGCGCCGCATTCACCGGTTCGTGTACGCGGAGGCGCTGCGGGAGAACGGCGGCCACATCGACCTCGACAGCATCGAGGCCGAGGCGGCGGACATGCTGGAGCGTGACCCGGCGCAGGCGGAGCGGTTCTTCGGCAACCGGCTGGTGTACGGGCAGGGTTCGTGGCTGCGTGAGGGGTTGTGGGAGTCGCGGGAGCGGCAGGTGGCGGCGTGAAGATCCGCGCTTGCTTGGGCTTCGACGGCAGCCTGAACAACGACTGGACGGCCATCCGCGCGGAGACGCTCGACGGCTTCCAGTTCACCCCGAGGTACGGGCCGGACCGCCGGCTGACGTTCTGGGATCCGGCGCAGTGGGGTGGCGAGATTCCCCGCGGTGAGGTTCGTGCGGCGGTGGATGAGATGTTCACCGAGTACGAGATCGAGCGGTCGTACTGGGACCCGGAGGACTGGGATTCCGAGATCGATGACTTCGCGCTGCGATATGGCGAGCGGCGGGTGATCGTGTGGCGGACCAACCGGGTGACGCAGATGTACGAGGCGATCCGCCGGATGGAGACGGACCTGATCACTGGTGCGATCTCCCACGACGGGTGCAAGACCACGGCGCTGCACGTGGCGAACGCGCGGAAGGTCGCGAAGCCGGGCCAGAAGTACGTGCTGGGTAAGCCGGCTGACCACCAGAAGATCGACTTGGCGATGGCGTCCGTCCTGGCCCATGAGGCTGCGGCTGATGCTCGTGCCGCTGGCTGGTCGTCCGAGCCTGAAGACAACCGTGTGGTCGTGTTTCGATGAGCTGAAGGGGGTCCCGTGGCGCTCAGCGATGACGAGCGGGAAACCCTCGGCCGGCTGGAGTTGCAGCTGCTGCGCACGCAGCGCCGCAACCGCAAGCTCGACGCGTACTACAACGGTGAGCAGCGGCTGGAACAGCTCGGCCTGGCGGTCCCGCCGGAGTTGGAGCGGTTCCTGACGATCGTCGCGTGGCCGGGTACCTACGCCGACGCGGTGGAGGAGCGCATCGACCTGGAGGGCTTCCGCCTCCCGGGTACGACGGAGGCCGACGACGAACTGTGGCGCATCTGGCAGGCGAACGGCCTCGACGAGGAGTCGCAGCTCGCCCACCTGGACGCGCTGGTGTTGGGCCGGTCGTTCATCGTGGTCGGCGCCGGCGATGACACCCCGGACGCCCCCTCGGCTGAGGACGGCGATGGGGATCGGGATCCGGCGATTCCGCTGGTGACGGTGGAGTCGGCGAACGAGGTCAACGTCGAGTTGGACCCGCGGACCCGTCGGGTGGTGGCGGCGGCGAAGTCGTACCAGGACGGCACGGTGCGCCGGGCGACGTTGTATCTGCCGGACGTGACGGTGTGGCTGGAGCGGCGGAACGCCCGTTGGGTGGAGTTGGACCGCGACGAGCACGAGCTGGGCGTGGTGCCGGTGGTGCCGATCGTGAACCGGCCGAGGCTGTCCCGTCGGGAGGGCCGCAGCCAGTTTGAGCGGGTGATCGGCCTGACGGACGCCGCCGCGAGGGCGCTGACGAACGCCCAGTTGGCGACGGAGATCATGGCGATCCCGCAGCGGTACGTGCTCGGGGCCAGCAAGGGCGACTTCGTCGACGCCGACGGCAATCAGCTCACGGCGTGGGAGTCGTACTTCGGCGCGATCTGGGCGCTGGCGAACAAGGACGCCAAGGTCGGAGCGTTCTCCGCTGCGGATCTGAGCAACTTCTCGAACATCGTCAACCATTACGCGGCGTTGGTCAGCGGCGTGACAGGCCTGCCGATGCGGTTCCTGGGGCAGTCGACGACGAACCCGCCGAGCGCGGAGGGTATCCGTGCCGACGAGTCCCGCCTGATCAAGACCTGCGAGCGGTTCCACCGAGGCACGGGCGGGTCGTGGGAGATGGCGATGCGGATCGTCCGCCGGATCCTCGACGGCAAGTGGAACCCGGAGCTGACGCAGTTGGAGACGCTGTGGCGCGATCCGGCGACCCCGACGCGGGCTCAACAGGCTGACGCCGCGGTGAAGCTGGTCGGCGCCGGGATCCTGCCCGTTGAGGCGGCGTGGGAGGACATGGGCTACTCGGCTCCGCGTCGGACGAAGTTGAAGGCGCTGCGGGACGCTGAGCGGGCCGCTGACCCGGTGTTGGAGATTGCTCGGGCGTTGCCGGTGCAGCAGGCGGGCGTGGTGCCGGCTGAGCCTGCCGAGGCCGCCGATGCCCTCGCTGGTTGAGGTCGCGGGTTTGCACGCTCGGACGCGGCGCCGCTTCGTGCAGGTCGTAGCGGGCGAAGCGACCCGCCTGTGGTCGCAGGTCGACCCGGACCGGATCAGCGCATCGTGGCTCTCGCTGTTGCCGAGGTTGCTGGTGCTGCTGACCGGCGCGCAGACGGCTGCGGCGGGTCGGGCCGACGGCTACCTCGACGAGGTGCTCGACGCCCAGGGCATCGCGCCGCGGGCTGTCGGTCGGGTGTCGGCGGCCGCGCTGGCTGGCGTGGCGTCGGACGGCCGCGACCTGGCGGATCTGCTCTACCAGCCGGCGGTGCGGACGTTGGTCGGTATCCAGCGCGGCGCGACCGTTGACCAGGCGCTTGCCGGTGGTGGTGCCGGGCTGGACATGCTGGTCCGGACCCAGGTAGCGGACGCCGGGCGGGTGGCCGACCAGGTGGCGATGGCGGCCCGGGATGTGCCGGGCTACCGGCGGATGCTGGTGGGGAACTCCTGCTCGCGATGCGTCATCCTGGCAGGCCAGTTCTACCGCTGGAACGCGGGGTTCGATCGACATCCGGCGGACGACTGCGTGCACGTCCCGGCGCGTGAGGACACGGCCGACGAGATCCGCACCGACCCGAAGGCGTACTTCGCCAGCCTGTCCCGTGAGGAGCAGGATCGGGCGTTCACCATCGCTGGCGCGGAGGCGATCCGCCTTGGCGCGGACATCGGCCAGGTGGTCAACGCCCGGCGTGGTGCTCGTGGCCTGTTGACGGCCGGTGCCCGGGTGACGGGCAATGAGGCGCGGATGCTGCGCGGCGGTCGGGACCGTGGCCGGCTGGAGGCGGTCGACGTGTACGGCCGCCAGTTGTTCATCACCAGTGAGGGCGTGACCGTCCGAGGGGTCGCCGGTAAGCGGCTGGGTGCCCGGGAGTCCGGCACCCGCCAGCCTGGCGCCCGGTATCGGTCGGCAAAGACGCCACGTCTGATGCCTGAGTCGATATTGGCCATCGCCGGAGATGACCGTGAAGAGGCCCGGCGCCTGCTCCGGCGATTCGGCTACCTCACGGATTGAGACTTCCCCGCGCGCAAGGCGTCGGGGCCGACCCCGCAACGGAGTCACGAATGAGGATCCACCTGCCGGCTTTCGGGCCGGATCTGCCCATCCACCCCCGCACCGGGCTGACTGCTCTGGGGCTGCGCCGCAATGGCCAGCCGATCTGGCCGGTCCGCGGCGCTTCCTCGGACGACCCGGGCGAGGTCGATGACGAGCCGGACGGCGACGTGGACGGGGACGGCGACGACCAGGGCGACGGAAACACCGACGACCTGCGCGACGCCGGCAAGAAGGCGCTCGACACGATGAAGGGTCAGCGCAACAAGGCTCGCGCTGACCTGCGCCCATGGGCCGCACTGGCCCGCGAACTGGGTGTGAAGTCGCCCGACGAGATCAAGGCGTTGATCGGCGGCAAGAGGACGGCAGGCGACGGGGGCGCCGCGCCCGATCCGGAGCAGATCCGGCGCGAGGCGCGGGCTGAGGCGCAGCGAGAGACGCTCAACGATCGCGTCTTGGACAAGATCGAGGCGAAGGCGCGGAAGTTCGCCGACCCGGCGGACGCGGCGGCACTGCTGCTGCGTGAGCACGACGTCGATGACTTCCTGGACGGCACCCGGATCGACGCGGCGGCGGTCGAGGAAGCCCTCGACGAGCTGCTGGGGCGGAAGCCGTACCTGGCCGCCGTCACGCAGGCCCCGGAGCGGAGGGTCCCGAGGCCGGACCCGTCGCAGGGCGCCCGGCCGGACTCCGGCAACGGCAGTTCGGTCGCGGCCGGAGCCAGCCTCTACCAGCAGAAGCACGGCAAGAAGAACTGACCGCGCGGGCGGATGTACCGCGCTGAGACCCGCGCCAGGGTGGCGCGGTAATCGCTCGCGAAGGAGAGCACGATGAACCTTGCGCCTGTCACCGAGACCTTCGGCCAGGACGACCAGTCCTGGCTGGGCTCGGCCGAGGGCACGAGCCGGGCCGTGTCGATCACGCTGGACACCAGCGCGTTCGTGGCCGGCACCCACTACCCGGACGGCTACTTCAAGTCCGGCATCATCCTCGGCCGCATCACCGCGACCGGGCTGTACGGCCCGTACAACAACGCTGCCTCCGACGGCTCCGAGGTCGCCGCTGGGCTGCTGCTGTGCGCGGTCGACGCGCCGGCGGCCACCACCACCGACGTTCAGGGCGCGATGCTCTGGCACGGTCGGGTGCTGATCTCGAAGCTGCCGATCGCGCAGGCCACCAACGGTGGACCCGACGCCGGTGGCGCGTACAAGACCGACCTTCCGCAGATCCGATTCGACGCCTGAGAGGGGTGAGGTAACCAATGCTGCTCAACCAGGACTACATCACCCCGGCGGAGCTGACCGGGTACGTGCGGGAGGCGGTCGCGGACTACGACCGCAACCAGTTCTCCCTGGCCCGCTGGCTGCCGCGCAACGAGGTCGACGACCTCCAGTACCGGTTCACCCGCGGCGGCGAGGGCCTGATCGACGCCGCGACGTTCCGCGCCTACGACGCGGAGTCCCCGATCGGCGCCCGTCCGGGCGTCACCCGGGTGACCGGTGAACTGCCGCCCATCTCCCGGAAGATCCGTCTCGGGGAGTACGACCGGCTGCGGCAGCGCCGTGACACCGGGGCGATCCGTAACGCGATCCTGTCGGACGCGGAGCGCATGGCCCGCGCGGTGGCGGCCCGTCTGGAGCTGGCCCGCGGCGAGGCCCTCTACCGGGGGCAGCTGTCCATCTCCGAGAACGGTGTGGTCGCCACGGTCGACTTCGGCCGGGCCGGTGGCCACACGGTGGCTCCGGGAACGCTCTGGTCGACGGTCGCGACGGCGACGCCGCTGGCGGACCTGATCACGTGGCGGGACACGTACATCAACGCGAACGGTGTGGCACCGGGCGCGATCCTCATGTCCACCACCGTCCTGGGCTACCTGCTGCGTAACGCCGAGATCCGCGCCCTGGCGGCGACGGTGGCGGGCACCCCGTCGATCGTGTCGCAGACCACGGTGAATGCCGTGTTCGCCGCCTACGGGCTGCCCCCGATCGAGATATACGACGCGCAGGTGCGGGTGAACGGTGCGGCGACTCGCGTCATCCCCGTCGACCGCGTGGTAATGCTGCCGGCGCCGGGCAACCCGGACTCGCCGGACAGCTCGGAGCTGGGCGCGACGCTGCACGGCACGACCGCGGAGTCGCTGGAGCCGGAGTTCGGCCTGTCGGGTGCCGAGCCTGGCATCGTGGCCGGCGCGTACAGCACGAAGGACCCGGTGGCGGTGTGGACGAAGGCCGCGACGATCGGTCTGCCGGTCCTCGTGAACCCGGATCTGACGTTCACCGCCGACGTGGCGTGATCGGGAGGATGACGGAGATGGCGAGGAAGCTCAGTACGTTCGTGACGGTTCACGAGCGCAACGACGAGGGCGAGCCGACCGGCCGGTCGGAGACGTACGGCCCGAACGACACGCTCCCGGCGTGGGCGGAGAAGGCCATCACTAACCCGGACGTGTGGGCCGATGCCGAGCAGGCATCTGCCCCAGCCGAGCCGGTGGTCGACCAGGACGGACCTCCGCCGAAGGGCGGCGCCGGTTCGGGTGCTCCGGCGTGGCGTGAGTATGCCGCGCGCAACGACGTCGAGGTGGCCTCGGATGCGTCCCGCGAGAACGTGGTGGCCGCGCTCGACGCCGCCGGGGTTCGCACGGAGTAGCGGGACCGGGCCGGACGGCATTCCTCCCCGCCGTCCGGTCCACCTGCACCATTCGCACGATCGCAGCAAGGAGAGCCCCGTGGCGTCCAGACGCTTCCCTGACTCCGGCAGCCGGTATCTCCTGCGCCCGAATGGCGATCAGGCGACCAACGGGGTGATCACCTACTACCTTGACCCGGCCTGCCAGAACCGGGCCCCGGTCTACACCGAGCGGGGCACCGACACCCCCGACCCGGACGACGCGCTGCTGAACTCGTCCACCCACCTCGACGGGTACGGCGGGCAGGTCGACTTCCGGGGCCCGACTGACGGCACGGACGTGCTGTACGCGATCGTCGACAACGGCCCGGTGATCCGGGTGGCGGCAATGCCGGAGCCGCGGCTGCGGGCGCTGGAGCAGGTCGTCGGCACGGGCACTGTTGGGTCGGTGTCGATCCCGTCGTCGTTCGCTGGCGGTGAGGACGACGGCCAGGTCGGCCAGTTCGATTCCACGGGCCGGTTGAACCTGTACTCGTACCAGCGCGCCGACTACAACTCGTACGGCGAGACGATCCGCCACTACGCCATGCGCAAGGACTCCAAGCAGATGGAGGCCTGGTACTTCCCGGCGGGTGGGTACGACGTGGACCGTCTGCCGGTGGGTGCGATGAAGCCGGTGGTGTGGGCGGGCGCGCACTGGGAGGCGAACAACCACGCGTCGAACCACAAGCACTGGAGCGTGGAGACCCCCGACTCGACGGGGGCGATCCAGACCCGGTTTGAGGTGCGGTTCGGTAACCCGTCGGTGGACAACGCCATTGCCGGCCTCGACAAGACGCTGATCATGACGAACCTGGCGGACTTCGTCGTCAGGTGCTCGAACGGTCAGGAGCTGCGCCTGTCCGCTCCGGCGGGCACGGAGAAGGGGCTGATGTTCAGCCTCGACTCGGAGGGCGCGGACCAGTACCGGCGGTGGAAGATCCGCAGCACGAACGAAGCGGAGGCTGGCGCCAACGCCGGATCGAACTGGCAGCTCGTCCGCTACGACGACGCCGGGGTGCTGATGGACACTCCGATCGTGGTGTCCCGGTCGACGGGCAACATCACGCTCGGGCCGGGGTTCGTGGCCCGGCGTTCGTCTTCGTCGGTGTCGTCGCTGAGCCTGAACACGTCGTCGCTGGGAGGCGGTGTGGGTGTCGTCGGGGTCGGTAACGCGACCACCCCGCCAGCGTCGAATCCGACCGGCGGTGGGGTGCTGTACGCCGAGGGCGGCGCCCTGAAGTGGCGCGGGAGTAGCGGCACCGTCACCACGATCGCCGCGGCGTGAGGGGGCGGCCGTGGACCTGACCCTGGATGACGTGCGCCAGTTGGCGCTGGAGCTATGGCTGGCACAGCGCGAGGCCGCCCTGTTGCGCGCCGAGAATGCTCGGCTGCGAGCGCAGGCCAGCACGACTGAACAACCGGCGCCGCAAACCGGCACCTGAGGGGGGAGGTACCTGATGCCAGCACCAGCAGGAGCCTCCGAAGTCGGCGAGGCCGCACTGTTCACCTTGCCTGAGCTGGACGCTTGGGCGCAGACCGCCGTGCCGGAGGCGACCGGAACGCTTGTGCGGGAGTTGGTTACCACCCTGATCCGCAGTGAGGTGGGCGCCGACCGGTACGACGCGCTGACGGACCTGTCGGCGCTGAAGCCGGTCGCGCTCGACGTGGCGCGGCGGATGATCCGCAATGCGGATGGTCGGCGGTCCGTGGCCTTGCAGCTCGACGATTTCTCGGAGACGGTCACGTACGCGTCGGAGACTCTGGCCGCGCCGTTCCTGACCGCCGACGACATCGCTCGGCTGTGGCTGGCGCTTGGGGTACGTCGGTCGGCCGCCTTCACGATCCGCCCCGGGTGCGCCGTTCAGTAGAGGGGGTGTGAGCGTGCTGCCTGCATACCTACTGTCGCACCAGATCACGATCGTCACTCCCGGCCGGATCGACGACGGCTACGGCAACGAGATGCTCACCTATAACCCGGATGAGGGTGCGACGACCCGGGATCGGTCCGCGTACGTGCGTCCAGCGCCAGCGAGCGAGGACGTGGTTGACCGGAACGCGGTCACCTCGGCGTGGCAGGTGCACACCAATGACCTTCAGGTCGCGGCGCTGGAGCGGGTTGTCTTCGACGGCATCACCTACGACATCGACGGCCAGCCGAACGTGTGGCGGGTCATTCCCGGTGGCCGTTCGGGGCACTCCAAGTTCCTGCTGAGGAGAGTCGACGGATGACCATCAAGGTGGAGCGAGTGCGGGTGAATCGGCGAGGCATGCGCGACCTGCTCCGGTCGGAGGACATGCAGGAGATGCTCGGCCGCAAGGCGTTGGCGGTCGCTGACGCCGTTGAGGCTGCCGGCATTCGCGTCGAGGGCGTACCGGGTCGCGTGGCCCTGCCGGTGACCGTGTCGGTCCTGGTCAGCGCGGAGCGGGCTCGGGCTCGCGTGATCCTTGACCACCCAGCTGGCATCGCGGTGGAGGCGAAGCACGGCATCCTCACCAGCTCGATCGATGCGGCCAGGGACGCCTGATGGACGCGGTCGCGCTGTTCCCGGACGCCGAACTGGTCGCGGTCACCTGGCTGCGAGCCCGCCTCGCCGAGCGGTCCGAGCCCTACGCCGCTGACGTCACGGTCGGCACGAAGGTCACCCCGGGCTCGTCGCCGAGCAAGTTCGTGCGGGTGCGTCGCCTGGGTGGCGTGCAGCTGCACGAGGCGGCCGATAGCCCACGGTTGCAGGCGCAGGTGTGGTTTCAGCCCGGCGCCGTGACGGATGAGAAGAACCGCAACGACCTTGCCCAGTTGGTGTGGGCGTTGCTGCGGGGCATCCGGGGCGAGGACGTGACTGTGCCTGGTTGGCCGCGCCCGGTGACCTGTTACCGGGTGAGCACGTTCGCTGGCCCGACGCCGGTTCCGGATCCGGCGGATGCTGCCCGGACGATCACCCAGCTCACCGTTGAGATCGGGATGCGCGGCCGGCCGATCTAAGCCCGAACGAATGATGCACCGCAGCGGGTGCACAGCACCCGGATGACGACGTAACCAACGTCGCGGATCTGCTCCAGATCGTGGCCCTCGCGTCGGCATTCCTGCTCCGCGAGCAGCTGCCGGGCCTCGTCCAGGGTGTAGCGCTGCTGCTCGCTGGTCGTCATGCCTCAACTCTAGGACTTCGCGCCCGCGATCTGTCCGACCCGGCGACCGCCGGGCCCTCACCATGCACAGGAGGATGACCCATGGCGGTCGACACTGATCTGATTCGCGCCTGGACCGACGGCGCTGTCTACACCCACGACCGGACCACCCCGGGCACGATCACGCCCCCGACGAACGCCTCCACGGCGCTGGCGGCGGGGTTCCTGATGATCGGCGCGATCACCAGCGACGGCATCACCGAGAGCACGTCCCAGGACCGCACCGACATCTTCATCTGGCAGAACAACGCGCTGGCGCGAAGGATCCCCGGTCAGTTCACGAAGACGTGGCAGTTCGCCGCCGCTGAGACCTCCTTGGTGACTCTCGGCGTTCAGTTCCCCGGCTCGACCATCACCCGGACCGCTGAGGGCGCGACGGTGGCGGAGAAGCCACCGGTGGCCGACGTCCGAGCCTGGGTGCTCGAAGGGCTGGACGGCACCAACCGCAAGATGCGGCTCTACCTGCCCAAGGCTGAGGTCACCGAGCGCGGCGACGTCGTGTCCTCGTCGGAGGACATCACGGCCTACGAGTGGACCCTGTCCGCGTACGTGGACGGTTCCGGGGTCGTGGCGTACCGCTACTACCTTGACGATGACATGAAGACACCTTAATCGACCAGGCTGTACCATGAGTACATGGCCGCTACGGAAGACTCTCGCAAGCCCTGTTCATTCGACGGCTGCGGCAGGCTGATTAGGGCTCGGGGTTACTGCAACGGCCACTATCGGCTCCTCAAAGAAGGGGTGCCGCTGCGGCCTCTCCGGGGCTGGAATGCCGGTGGACGGTGCAAGTTCGAGGGCTGCGAGAGACCCAGCAACTCGCTCGGTCTCTGCAAGGCGCACCACGCCCAGCATCGACGCGGCGGACCGCTCAAGCCGATCACGAGGAAAACGAAGGGCCGGCTGAGCGACCACCTCTGCACGTTCCAGCCGTGCGGCCGTCCAGCATGGGGGAACACGGCTCAGGGCCCAATGTGCCAGGGGCACGCCCGGCAGGTTAGCCGCAGCGTTCCCCTGAAGCCCATCCGCACCACGCCGGCCGGCTCGATCCGCAACGGCTACCGGGACATCTCCATCAACGGGACCGTCATGCCCGAGCATCGCTGGGTGATGGAGCAGCACCTCGGCAGGTCGCTGATGAGGTGCGAGAACGTCCATCACAAGAACGGCGTGAAGACCGACAACCGCCTGGAGAACCTGGAGCTGTGGGTCAAGCCACAGCCGACGGGCCAGCGGGTTGGTGACCTCGTCGCGTTCATCGTCCAGCACTACCGGGCCGAGGTGCTCGCGGCGCTGGAGACCAATCCGTAGTCCCACGGCGGTTCCGTCGGAAGGGCACTCGCTGAGCGGGTGCCCTTCGTCGTGCCCGCCCCTGATCGCACCGGCGGGTCCGTCAGCGGGCGCGGCCCGCCGGTGCCTAAGCCCGCACGCCCGCGAGGAGATCCACATGTCCGATGACGTGTTCGACCTGGACTCGTACGTCGCCGAGCACCGGAAGACTCCGTACCCGTTCCGCTACGGGGGGCAGGACTTCGAGCTGCCCCACGCCCAGGACACCGACTGGCGGGTGATGGAAGCCGCCGACCAGGGCGACGTGGAGGCGATCCGCACCCTGTTCCGCCTCGGCCTCGGTGCCGAGCAGTGGGCGCGGTTCGAGAAGTTGCCGCAGCCGGCCGGCGCGATGGGTGAGCTGTTCCGCCGCTGGCAGGCGCACTCGGGCACTGCCCCGGGGGAATCGCCGGCCTCGCCCAGCTCATCCGGGAGCACGGCGAGGCCGTCGAAGCGTCGCTCCGCCGGTACTACCCCGGCACGTCGCTCCGCCAGCTCGTCACCGGCGAGCTAACCCGCCGGGAACTGTTGGCCCTGATTCGGCATCTCCCGCCCGACTCACCGCTCGGTGTCGCCTTGCACGGTGAGGCCGGGCGGTGGTCGACGGCCGATCACCTGCTGGCCAGCGCCGTGGAGCTGCTCGCCGGGGCGAACTGGCAGAGGGGCGGCGGCAAGGGGAGCAAGCCGAAGCCACTGAAGCGCCCCGATCCTCGCAGCGAGAAGCGGCGCCGCGAGTACGTGGGCCGCCTGCAACGACTCGGACTGATCAACGCTGGGGGGTGACGTGGCTACGGAGGTCGGTACCGCCTACGTGGCGATCATCCCCAGCGCTCGGGGATTCGCCAGGACCCTGCAGAAGGCCATCGCGAAGGAATTCGCTGGCAGCAAGCTGGACAAGATGATCGAGGATGCCTTCGCGGGCACCTCGGTCAGCGTGCCCGTCAAGCCGACGATCCGCCCGGGTGACGTGCCCGATGAGTTGCCGGTCCGCCCCGGGCAGGAACCAACGCTGCCGGTGCGCCTGGATCCGCTGACGAAGCAGTTGCAGGACGACGTCCGGCGGGAACTCGGCGCGCTCACCCGCGACGTGTCGGCGCAGATCGACGTCAACGCCGACACCGACGACCTGCGCACGGAGATTGCCACCGCGATCAGCCAGGTGGAGACCAGCCTCAAGGCGCAGGTACCCACCGAGCCCGCCGGCCGTCGGGAGTACGAGCGGCAGCTGCGCGCCCAGGTCGCCGAGGTGTCCCGAACTGTCCGCGCCCACGTCGATGTGGACGTGGACGTCGACAAGCCGTTGAGCGACGGCAGGATCAGCACCGCTGGCGAGACAGTTGGTCGCTCCCTGGCCAGCAGCGTCGTCTCCAGCATGGCCGGCGGCATCTCCACTCTTGCCGGCCCGGCCGCATTCGTCGGCCTGGTCGCTGCGGCCGTGCTCGCCGCGCCGTTGATCGCTGCGGCGTTGGCTGGTGGCGTCCTCGCCGCGCTCGGGGGTGGCGTCATCGGCCTGGGCATCGTCGCCCTGGCTGACGACCCGAGGTTGAAGGCGGCAGCCAGCAATCTGTCGACCACCATCAAGGACACCCTGACGAAGGCCGCCGGTCCGCTGTTGGGCACGGAGCAGGCTCCGGGCCCGCTGCTGCGGGCCATGGAGACGCTCCAGAAGCTGGTGGTGGAGATCGGCCCCAGCTTGGAGCAGATGTTCGCGGCGATCGGCCCGTACATCCCCGGGCTGGCAGAGGGCTTCGCGGAGTTCGTGCGCGCCGTGATGCCTGGCCTGCTGGCGGCGGTGAAGGCCGCTGGGCCGATCCTGGAGGTCATCGCTCTGAACATGGGCCCGCTCGGGCAGGCGTTGGGCGAGTTTTTGACGGTGATGGCGTTGCTGGCGCCGGCTGCCGCTGACGCCCTGAACGTGATCTTCTTCCTGATCAACCACGTGATCGGGCAGGCCTCCGCCCTGATCTACGCCCTGGGTGCCGCGTTCGGTGGGCTGTTCCAGTTGGTCAAAGATCTAGCCTCGTCGGTCGCCGCAGGGTGGGCACGGATCGTGCAGATTTTCACCGGTGGTAACGCCACGGTGAAGCAGCGGATCGAGGCGCTGATCGGGGCGGCGATCCGTCTGTTCACCGGCCTGTGGGACAAGCTCACCGGCGGCGCGCGGAAGGCGCTGTCCTCGGTGGCCAGCACGTTCAGCGAGCTGCGCGGGCGGATCACCTCAGCTATTGGCAACCTCGGCAGTCTGCTCTACAACGCCGGCCGCAGCATCATCAACGGGCTGATCAACGGCATCCGTTCAGCGTTCGGTGCGCTGGAATCGACGCTGAACTGGGTGACCTCTCGCATCCCGGACTGGAAGGGCCCACCGGCCCGCGACCGGAAGCTCCTGGAGCCGGCAGGGACGGCAATCATGGGCGGCCTCATCCGAGGCATCCGAGGTGAGCTGCCGGCGTTGCGGTCCGAGCTTGGCGGGGTTACTGCCCTGGTGGCGGGCACTCCGTTGGCTTCGGCGGCGGCTGGCGGGTACGGCCTGTCGACGGCCGCACCAGCGCCGGCACCGCTGGTCGCCCGGTGGGTTGGTGGGGACGGTGACCCGATCATGCAGGCGATCCGGGAGCACACCCGCATCTACTACGGCGGGGATCCGAACGTGGCGTTCGGTACGGGCTAACCGATGGTCAGGTCGAGTAGGTCGGCGACTTCCTGCTCCGTGTACGGCATCAGCCCGTACTGGGGGAAGTCGATGCCGTATTCGCCCTTGCCAACAGGCATGACCAGCGTGAACGGCAGCTCACAGGTCCCGTCGGTGAGCTGCCCGGCGCTGAGCGGCGCGTAGGCGATGGTGGCGCCGCTCGGGTCGGTGACGACGATCTGCGCGTCCGGCTTGATGGTGGTGCCCTGGCAGCCCTGCCCCTGGTCGACGTACTGGCCGGCGGGCAGGCGAATGGCCCCGGGCACGGAGTACATCGGCTGCGGGCTGGCCGCTGGCGTGGGTTCGACCAGCCACCCCTGGATGGTGTCGACGCCGCGGGCCGAGAAGCCGACGGTGACGGCGGCGATAGCGACGGCGATGACGACGGTTGCCGGGGTCAGCCACAGGCGAAGACGGGTCACCGTGACAGTGTGCGCAGCCCGCGCCACCGCTGGTATCGACGGGAGGCGTAGGTGAGTAGTCCACTCGGGTTGGATGCGTCGTCGTCCGTCGCCTCGATCGTGGTGATCGGTGACAGCAACAGCGAGGGCACCGGGGCGACGTCGGTGTTGTTGCGGTGGCAGTACCTGCTCCAGCAGAAGCTCCGCGCCCGGATGCAGCCGGTCGGGGTGACCGGCGCGGCGGTGCCGTACATTTCGGCGTCGCCTCGGGTTAGCCCGCCGTACGGTGACTACCCGCGTACGGCGACCGGTGGGGTGACCACGGCCTCGTATGGGCTGGGGATCCGCGCTGCTGCGATCGCCGCGTCTGACACGGTGACGTTCACGTTTACCGGCACCCGGGCGAAGCTCTATGGGACGAAAGGCGCGACGGTCGGCAAGTACTCCATCAAGATCGACGGTGGGGCGGAGACGGTCGTCGACGGGGTCAACGGGACCGTCATCAACGGTCAGCTCATCTGGGACTCGGGCACCCTGTCCGTGGGGTCGCACACGGTGGTGGTCGCTCGCGCCGCGTCGACTGTGACCAGCCCTGGGCCGGTGTACCCCGAGGGCCTGATGACCTACAACGGTGACACCGCCTCCGGCGTGCGGGTGGTCGACGCGGCGAGGCACGGTGCCACCCTGGCCACGTTCACCGGCTCCAACGCCTGGTGGACGGCGCTGGCTGCGGTGGAGGGCGCGCAGCTGCTCATCATGCCGTGGGGCGCGAACGACTCAACCAGTGGAACCACGGCGGCGCAGTTCAAGACCGCGCTCAACCAGATGATCGCCGACACCCGCTCGGCCGGGTTCACCGGCACGGTGCTGCTGCTGAAAATGCCGAAGCGGGGCACCGCCGACGCCGGCTTGTGGTCGTCGTACATGACCCAGATCGACGCCGTGGACCTGGCCGACGCGAACGTCCTCGTCCTCGACCTGCGGCCCAGCATCCCCGACCAGGGCACCCCGGCAGCCATCGCCGCCGGCCTGTACGCCGACGAGGTGCACTTCAGTAACGCTG